ATGAGTGAACCCGATCTGAATTTATTAGTTGCACTGGATGTGCTGATTGCCGAGCGCAGTGTGGCGGCAGCAGCGCGGCGGCTTGGTTTGAGTGCCTCGGCGATGAGCCGAACACTTAGCCGTCTGCGGGAAACCACTGGCGACCCGTTATTAGTGCGCGCCGGGCGCAATATGGTGCTGACGCCTTATGCAGAAACGCTTCGGGCGCGTACGCAGAACGCTGTTTTCGAGGCGCGGGCGTTGCTGCGACCCGCGCAGCCCGAGCTCAATATTGCCTCGCTGGAGCAGATATTTACCCTGCGTGCCAACGATGGTTTTGTTGAAGCATTCGGCCCAATGCTGATTGCAGAAATGGCGGCTGTTGCGCCAGGCGTAATGTTGCGGTTTACGCCAAAGCCGGAGAAAGGCTCAAGTGCCTTGCGGGAAGGACGGGTCGATCTGGAAATTGGCGTACTGAGCGAAATGGGGCCAGAAATTCGCGTACAAGCACTGTTCCGGGATCGCTTTGTGGGCGTTGTCAGAGATACGCATCCGCTGGCGCAACGTAATGAGGTGACGATCAACGAGTATGTCGCCTGGGGCCATGTCGTGGCATCACGTCGTGGGTTAACAAGCGGCCCGGTTGATGAAGGGCTGGCAGAGCAGGGCGTGCGCAGGAAAATCGCCGCCGTGGTACCGGGTTTCCCTGCGGCGTTAGCCGTGGCGCGTGCGTCCGATCTTATCGCACTTATCCCGGCCTCATTTCTTCTCAACCCTGCGGCCACGCAGGGAGTGGCAATGTTTGAGCTGCCGGTAAAAACGCGTGCCATTACCGTATCTCAATTGTGGCATCCGCGTTCAGAAGTCGATCCCGCGCATCGCTGGTTGCGCCAGTTTATGCTGGGAGTGTGTCGGCGTTTAATGCCGGATGAGAAGGGGAAGTAAACATTTCCCCCGGCGGATGTTATTAGCGTTTGAGCATTTGCGCGTGTCGCGCCTCTATTTTTAACTGTTTTCGCCAGACTCGATTATGTAACGACAGTGCGATTGACCGATAAAACAGAGAGGAATTTATCCATTTAACATTCAGCAAAAAGAAGATTAACCCGAGGAGTGATGTTATCTGCGGGGTATAATTATCCACCGAGCCGAATAAAAGTGAGAAAAAGGCGGAGATAAAATACAAAATAGCTATTGCACCCGTCAGCATAATGAAAAACAGGTGCGATTTCAGCCCCGACAGAGAACCTCGAGCGGTAAGCAACATGGTGGTCATAATCAGTACACAATAAACAGCAGCCGCAAAGAAAACGCCGACCAGCACTTTATATTCAGGCATGGATAACCAGTTAAAAATAATCATCCACAGAGATACTTGCGGCATGGCGTAGCAGAAAATAGCAAGTATCATACTGATACCTAAAGGAATACCAGTCATATGCATACCGACAGGCACGCCAAACCGAGTTTTTAGCCGATCCTTTAGCAACTCAAGTTGTTGTGGATCGTTAGTCGCCATTTTCTTTGCGATAATATTACTTAACGCAAGGCTTTTTCTTATATATTTCATCATTGCCGGGTCAATGACTTCCTGTAAATGAGAATGACTGAATTAAACCAAAAATATATTTACCGGATTGCGTTATATTCTGCGGGTTTCGAATGGTGCCTGAAATCGCACTGCCGATAAATGCAGAAGAAATCGGGGAGGTCGTTTGAAAGCTGTCCAGGGAATGTCATTCAATCTCTCCATGTGCGAATGTTCTTATGTCGTTGAGAATTTAAGAGTAAAGGGCACAACTTTGTAATCAATTAAGAATAATCTGAATAAAATTTGTGCATAGCGATACATTCAAAAATGTGTGATGTAAACAGGCCGGAAAGAAGATGATGAACAAAGAAGATGAGTTACTGGCGATGCTAGTGAGATATGAACAGCAGCTTCATGACCCTGAAATTCGGTGCCAGCCCGAAGTTGTTGAGAGACTTTTACATCATGATTTTTTTGAGATTGGTCGATCAGGCAGACGATACAGCAGAGAACAAGTGATCGCTGCGCTGGCAAATGAGGCAGCTGAACCGATCGCGTCAGATGATTTTGCATTGTCGATGCACAACAATGGTTATGCGTTGTTGACGTATCGAAGTTTTATCCTCAACGGACAAAGACAGAATACGAAGCAAACATTGCGGACATCGTTGTGGGTGGCGTGTAAAACAACACCAAGCCGATGGCAGATGCTTTTTCATCAGGGAACGCCCATGGCGGAATGAATGGTGTATAAGCACGAAGGCAAGAAAATCATCGATAAATGACCGGGGCAAATCATGATGGCAATCCGCTGGATTCTATCCAATGCCATGTTAGTTCGCATAATGTATATTATGTTAAATCATGGCCTGTACTTAGTTGCCGTTATGTTACGCCTCTTAACGCTGCGCAACGGCTCATTTCTTGCCAAAAATCATAGGTCAGCCATTTTGAAAAAACAACTACAAATAATCGATTAACATCCCTACCCCCTTCGTTATCACTCTTATCATGTTGTTATCTTTAACTAAATCCGTGCAAATGATCTGTTCCGATCATTTAACAATAGGATTTCTCATGGCGTCGTATGCGCGTTCGCATGTTGCCCCGGCTCTGGCTGCGTCGTCAGCGTATTGAGCGAGTTTTCCCGCTCTTGCGTCAGATTCTCGATACAGCTTGGTAAGCAAAATGATGGTTTCTGCGGCTGTCTTGCCTCTGGTGTTAACTCCGGCCACTTCACTGGCTCCACTGGTTGCGTACTCACGCCGGATTGTGTCCAGCTCTCCGCGCAACTTGTCAGCAATAGCATTAGCGGCAACAACATTAGCGCGCGCTTTTTGTTTTTCGGTTTCAGCTTCATTGGTGATTTTGTCCATTGTTGATTGTTTATCTTGTTCGGCCTGGCGGTTCTGCCTTTCCTGCTCCAGTTGTGCGCCAGCGTCGGCAACATCACGCGCAAGCCATTTAGCGCGCCACTGCATTTCCTCCTGTTTCGCGCCAGCTGCGATACTCGTTACCCGGATGTAATACGCGCCCACTGCCAGCACCGCGCAAAACGCGACGCCCGCCAGCACTGCATAACCTGTTTTCACTTATCCAGCCCCCAACATGCTAATTCTGACTCCTGATCCCGGCGCAAAACTTGCCCCGCGCAGTTGTTCGACCTGATACGGCAATCCCGGCCACCGTCGAAAATCCAGCGCTTGATTTCAGCGCATGCGCCGCGACGGTCGCCAGCATTTAGCTTTTTGTAAAACGTGCTGGTAAAACATTTGCCTGGGCCAATGTTCCACGGGCAAAAAGAAGCGATACCGACTTTTTGCGGCTCGGTCAGCGGAATCTTGATGTTGCGGTCTACCCATGCCAGCGCCTTTGCTTGTTCTGCCGCATCTATCGCGTCACACTGTGCCGCCGTGAGTTTCATTCCCTTGATTACCGGCTTTCCGTTTACCTGCGTCACGCCGCCGCATATCGTCCAGATCCCGCCGCCGTCCTGATAGGCTTCCAGCCTTACGCCTTCTTTTTCCTTTTCAAATTGGCTCATCAGCTTTGGTGCTCCGGCTCCAACAGCAATAAGCGCCAGCATGGCGGCGCTTAGTTTTGATTTACTTTTCATTTGCTCCTTTCTTCTCTCTCATTTTTTTTAAATAGGCTTCACCCTTTCGTTTGTCCCAATATACATTTGAACCCACCGTAACTATTGTTCCGATAATACCAACCAGCACAGCAAATCTATCCAAAGATAAATACCCCATCGCTGCTGTTATAACACCCACAATAAACCTGAACTTTTCCCAAAACTTGGCGACAATAAAAAACAGGACAATTGCCAAAGTTGCTAATACTTTATATTTATGCCTCCTTAATTCCCTCCATAGTTTAATAGGCTTGAACTTCATTTTATTTACTCTCCCACATCGTCGTAAAAAAACAAACCAAACGCCCCATCAAAGGCGTTTATGTCTCCAAATTTAACATTTGCTCTTAGCCTTGCGACGCCTATTTCACCAACGCCACCATAGCCCGGCAATTTCCCATTTAAAGAATGTAAAACACCCGGCTTCAAACAGATATGTGACAACGTAACTGACTTGTCAGCATTTGAAACTGCCAGCCACCAATTATTAGTAGTTGATGCAAAATACAGCCTCAAAATTAACGCCGTGCCATTTAATGACGTTGTTAACTCCTGGTCTGGTTCACCCGGAATAATATTTACTTGATAAAATTGTGTAGCCATTCCCACCCCTTAAATAAGAAATCCGCCTAAATCTTTCTTTTCTTTATCTCGTTTTTTTTCGACGGGAGTCGCGCTTTTTTTGCCTGTGGTTACCTTCCCCTTCCCTTTCGCGTTGGATGTTTTTGCCTTGATGGTTTGAGAACGTCGAAAGGTAATGGTATCCACCTTCTCGGCAGTCAGCTTGACGGTGTAGCAGTTCTTATCCGGCTCGGCCAGAATGCTTAATGAAGTGATGCCGCATTGAGATAGCGCGATAAATGACGTGTAAACCGATACAAATTCCTTTAGCTGATAAGCTGAATTGATTTGTTGCGCATGGTTAGCTGCCAAAACCATGTTATTTGGCTCATAGGGTAGATTTGTGCCAGTGATAATCCCCTCAATATCGATTTGCTGAGGATCTTCAACAGTTCCATCTGAAATCTTATAGCCCGTCTCCAGCTTGCCACGCGCAATCGTGCGCTTTACGCTTAACTCTTCTCGCGTCTTGATGCGCAGCGTTATCATTTCCCCCGAACTAAACACCATAACGGCGCGCGGGTCTTGCGGTGCGCCTATCGCCGCGTATGTATCACCAGCCATGAAAACCCCATAAAAAAATCCCCAACATGCGGGGATTTTGTCACAACCGATCTTCAGTGAGTATTGCCGTTACCGCTGGCGCTTCCACGGCGAGTCATCGCCTTCATCATTGGTCTTTTTCTGCTCTGCAATCTCTACTGCTACCTGTTTTTTATCCTCAACTGGTGCAAGATGGTCGCGCAAATCCTTTAAATAAATATTGCTTTTGAAAACTACAATAAAATATTCAAATGGAAAGCGAATAAAAATAGCTGCCAATAACCACCAAATATTTATCGTTGCAACCGAAAAAACTAAAAGCATAAATACTGTTAACGCATAGATAATAGAAATCAATCTCGGCGTGATTAAGTAATCAAATGAAAAAAAATCTCCTACCCACTTCATGATAATTATCCCTTATGTTTTATAGCACACAACCAATGCTAGTTATATGGCTGCAAAATCCCTTGAAATATGTCTCTATGATAGAATCATCATTAACATCATTTTTCACAGGCTCCCCACTGTTTTTTAATACTGATAATCCCGATACAAATCCCCCTGGCTGGTTTTTACCTACGATGACATAACCATGCATTGCTGCGCTTAACTCATCAACACCGCCTTTGAAATGCTTTGCGCTTAAACAAAACCTTTCAACAATATTTAGTGAGCAAAACCAATCTCTTTGCGATTCACTAAAAATGTAATTTGTTTCAGTCGATGCGTATAAAATCACGCTTAATAATGTGATCGCCATTGTCTTTTTTGCCATATCCTTGCCCTACCAATCACTAAAAACAAAAAATATCTTATATGTGTCGACCACTTTTTCTAGAACCAAAAAACAACACCCGCATTAAGTGTCATTTCATGACGCTTAATGCAAGTAATTAATAATTAAAATAGCTACAAAATTATAAAATCATTGATTCCGTGAATTTATTTAAATGATTCCAGAACCCTCGGCAATATTATTGCCTAATCCTGCTCCTGTATTAGCACTGGATGCTATTGAGTCAAGCGCTGTCCCCGCGTCCTCTGGTCTGTTTACGTTAACTGTAGCGTTTACGCTTGTTGTATTTCCGCTATTTATGTTAGCTGACCCGAACGCATTTTTATTATTTAACAATGGATTATTGTTAGAATTTTTCATCAAATTGCTGCCAGCCCCAAGAATTCCATCAAGGAAATCCAGAAAACCGGGCGACCCATTTTTATTAAATTCCAGAATTTTATTTCTGACATCATCAGATGCGTTTTTCTGTGCGCTTGTTAACCCATCAACAAGTTTTCCGTTTAAGAATTCGCTAAAACTATCAACTTTATCAATAACAGTAGCCATCTTAGACAAAAGACCGATAATGTGTGGATAGCGCTTTTCAAACTCGTCAAAACTACCAAATAGCGATGCAAAGATATTCCCGCTGTTTCCGTCCATCCAGTGCTTCCACTCTACAAACGCTTCATATACCAGGAATACGGCTGCGCCGACTGCCAGAAAAGGCCATGTTGCGGCAAATACCGGAATAGCCAGCGCGGCGAATGCAGACCCTACCGCTGCCAGAATGCCTATCAGCATCGCTTTTTTGCTGTCGTCTGATAACGTAGACCAGAAATCGGCTACGGCTTTTTCTGCATCCCTTGCCCACGGAATCAGAGTATCCGCCGCCCAATCTGTGAATCCCGTCCAATCTCCATCAATGGTTGCCTCGGCTAAAAAGTTGTTCCAGTCGTTTTTCATCACCGTAGTGACCTGGCCCCACGTCCAGCCCTGCTTTTTCAGCAAATCAATATTGGAATCAGCAATTTTTTCGAACGCTTTCACCACCACGTCAGCCGTCAGTTTTCCTTGCTCTGACATTTGGCGCAGCCCGGCAACGTCAGTATCAAACGCTTTGGCGACTGTCGGCGCCATTGTGCCGATGGCCTCCATAAATGACTTGAATTCATCGCCGCCGAAACGGTTAGAGGAAAATGCCTGGCCCATCTGGTAAAGCGCGTTATCTTTGGCTTGCTGGCTTCCGCCACCTAACGCTAACGCACTGGTAAGCCCCTGCGCGGCTTTTGTCGCCCTTTCCTGAGATAGCCCCATCTTTTGCGTCGCGGTCGCGATATTGGCGTATGTGTTGATAAAGGCGTCGCCGTTCGTTCGTACTTCGCTGGCCGCGTTGTTTAAATCCTCATAGGCTTTTTCAGCGCTGCCGATGGTCTGCGGTAATCGTGCCAACTGGTTTTGCTGGCTCTCGATGGTGTCCATGCTGGCAGATATGGCGTTAAACGCCGATACACCCGCCGCCGCGATGCCCGCGCCACCTATCATGGTGTTAGCGCTGAATAGTGAACCCCTGCCGCCTGTCGCCTTTTTTACGGCGTCGGCGACGGGCTTTTTGGTCGCGTTAAGCGGCTCGCCCGAAAAACTCCTGGCTGATGTGTCGTACTTCGCGAACGGATTGCCGGCGCTCGGATCAAACAATCCACCCGCGCGGCCGGCGCTCCAGTTTGTACCAGGCGGAGGAAGCATTAACGCACCACCCCCGCCGCCACCAGCGCCACCGCCCGGAGGCGGGAGAAAACCACCAAAACCGCCGAAACCGCTGGCCGCACCGCCGCCGCTGCGCTTCGCGATTCTGGTTACTTCCCGCTGCACTTCCGCCGCTAATGGTGTCCGGGTAATGATATTCGCGCCTGTGCCAGCGATAGCGGCCACGGCGGCGGTCGTTGCTACCGATGGCGCTCCTGTTGCTGCTGGTGGCGCATAGCGGCTTTTAGGCTGCAAGTTGTTGACGTGCTTTATCGCCGCGTCCAGCTGCTTAACTTTTGCGATTGTGCGGTCTAATGCCGCGTCGAAACTCGTTAACCCGGTCAAATCCGGGATAACGTCGATTTTTGTCACAAGGTCTTGTGTTGCGGTATCGGTCATTTTTTCTTGCTCATGGCGTGACTGACCGCGCCGTCAAACTGCAAAACGGCGGCGGCTCGCATAATTGAATCAAAAGATGCGCGGCCTGTGATTACAGAGTCGTAATCAATCAGGCCGCTTTCGATAACGCGCCAGATAATCAGTTCTGCGCGGATTCCCCGGTCAAGGTTGCCAGCAAGGCTTTGAATAGTGTTTGCATCGCTCCCCGCATTGTTGCTGCTGTGTCCAGCCCAATATTTTTTTTTAAGCCGTCCACCACTGGCAGAATGGAGAATTTGAGGCACTCCACGGCCAGCAAATACACATCGGCGATGTTTGCCGCTGTGAAATTCTGGTTAATTACACCCCAATCTGTCAGCAAATCCCCGTTTTCCTGCACCTGCGCGCGCGATTTGGTCAGCAACTCAAATAACAGTTCGTCATGGTCTTCCCGGTTGAGAACGCCAAAGACTTTCGCCGACATAGTGAGAATGCTTTCCATCTGGTTAATCCCGTGCTTTGAGAGGATCTCAGCTACACGTAAATTAAAATGCACTGCATCGAAAGCGCCCATGCGGATAATGGTATAAACGCGGTCATTAACCGTAACGTGTTTGATTGAATCGTCCATCAGAATACGATTGCCCCGATAATTGTTGAATCAACTTCACCCGTTAAGATTGTCCACTCTAACGACTGCGCCCCGGCTCCGTTATTCGCGCCGTCTGTCGGCCTACGTGAAAACATGCCATACCCAATCGTGTGACGCGTTAAGTTACGCGTATTGGTCAGCGATACCGGAAACACGGATCCGTTTTGCTGCATTTGCGCCAGTACGGTATTACTTGGCGAGTTGCGTTGCGTGGTGAATGTTAGCCCTGCGCTTACGTCTGGGTTTTCAACAAATGTCCAGTCGCCACCAATCCCGGTTGAAACCGAAATTTGGTCATTGTTCATCGCGATTTGGATGTTACTACCTTCGGCCAGACCGATTACGGGCAACGTTCCCACGGTAACCATCCAGTCTTTTGAAGAAATTTTTCCTAAAAACATGTATTACGCCCCGTAGGTTAATGCGTTGCCAATGCCGTTAACGTGCTTGATGGCGTAACGGATATAGAATTCAAACGGAATATCGATTTGCCCGTTGATACGCTGCACCGCGCTGATTTGCGCCATTGTCGGACGTGTCACGGTGAAGCCCTTAACGATATTGTTATTGGCATCCCGGAAATCACGCATGATGCCGCCCGCCTCGACACCCGCCGTCAATGAACTTTCCATTTGCAGACACACCAGCTCAACGCCAGCCGGATCCACACCGATTTTTTGACGGTTCGTGAAGAGTGTCGCCAGGTCTTTTTGCATGCGGTCAGCAAGCCAGTACACGAAGCGAACTACTTCGATAGATTCGCCGTCACCAGTCGTGCCAGGATAGGTAACGGTGATTCCGCTGCCGTAGTCCTCAAAGGTGTTGCCGTTCATGGCGGCAATTTGCTGATATTCTGATTCCGTAAAAACACTGGGTTTCACGCCGTTAAGCGTTTCTAAAGCCCACGTTTCAGAACCCGGAGCCATGACAAGGCAACGCCCCGCCTCCGCCGCATCAAGATAGTTATCATTCTGGTTATCGGTAATCGAAAATGACCCGGCCATATTGTTAGTAAACAGATAATTTTGAATCTGTTGTTCAGGCCAGCCCGCGCCGTTGTAATTGTCGATAAAGACGCCCATTTTATCGGGCTGCGCTTCAACCCACTCTGCGATCTCTTTCTGAACATCAAAATCGCGCGATGGCGTCATAACCATGAAAAATAGCGGATACTGGTCTTTGATTTTCTGGACGGCAAGCTGTACCGCCGCCACATTGCTGACGCATTTAGCGATATCAATTACCGCGCCCTCAAGGTAAACAATGCGCCCGGTAACGTTGAAATTTCCCGCTTTTTGCGCGTCTGCAACAATGATGGTTGTTACATCTTCGCTTCCCGTCCAGTCCGTGCCGTCATAGCTGGCGGTAATGTAATCCGTTCCGTTAACGATGCCGATAACGGCTTTAACGGTCGCCGGCGCATTTTCCACGGCTACGCCTGTCAGTGAAATCGCCAGCGTGTTAAACGCGTTTGAAATGTCGCCAACCACAAGCTGATCCGGCGCGGGCTTCTGCGAAAAATAATCCTCAATCGCTGTAAGATTGCTGCCCGTTACGCCCTCAGCAATTGCATCATCCGGGCTGGTGTAAACCCGGTAAAGCTGCGAAAACTGGTCAATAGTGGCGTCTTCATAAGTGTTGATAGCCAACCCATAAAATGCGGGAGCGGGCGCAAAAATCATGCCGACACCAAAAACCCCATATTTGGCGGCGATAGCCTGCCTGTTAATTTTGATACTAAAAAGCCTGTTTAAATTTGGCATTTATACCCCGTTGCTGCTTGTCAGTGTGACGGATTGACCCTTATTCACGGTCGCGGCGCTAAACCAGCTATCCGCCTCATGGTGCTGAAATACAAAACCTAGTGACAGTGTCACTTGTGACATCTGCTGATACGCGATGTTATCAATTAGCGGGCTAATGTTCTCGAAATCGTCTGAGCGGTACAGATCGCAATTATTGTTGTACTGCCAGAAATAACCCTCTGTGGAGTCAACGCGGTACATGAAATGCTCTAAAAACGCCTGGGCGTCCTCAGATGACCGGATAACGACAATTTTTGCCTCACAGTTGTAGTGATACACGCGGAGATTGTTTTCATCCCACGTCAGCGCGAATGGGTTTGAATCGCGTTTCGATGAAATCAGGTGGATGGCTGTGAATGGTTCCCCATCTTCCGGGAATTTCTGCTGTGCGTATTGCGGATTGTCGTCGACTAAATCAATCAGCGCCTGACGCATTTTCACCAGTGCCAGATATGGCGCTCCGCGCAGTATCACAGGCGCTGCCGTTGTTGTTGTGAGTGTGCCTACAGGAAACTTAACCACATCACCCGTGCGCAGCGTAAACGCCACCACAACGCTGTATAGCGTCCCGCTGCCATCATCTAACGTGATGCCTGTTATTTTGGCATCGTCCTGCCCGTTATACGGCGTGAATAAAATATCTTTGCTGTTCCCCGAGTCGGTAATATCTGCGGTTTCTGGCCGATAATCTGGATATTGAACAATCCCGTTATCGGTTAATAAATTCACTGTTAAGGAAGTCATATTTATCCCACCAGCTTAATGGCGTCTTTTTCCGTCATGCGAAACAGCAAATATTCAAAGTGATTAATCACGCCGTTTAGCCACGGCATACAATCCACCACCTCATAATATCTCCCGCGCCATAGCACGATTGCCCCGTTGTGCTTATTCTCGTCGGTCACGGCCAATTCAACTTCGCCGATAGCCTCCATGAACTCATTCATTTTTCGCCCGGTAAGATACTGCCGGAAGGATCCGCGCGAGTCTGGCGGCTGCATACTCAGAAACGCTGGTTGCTGCGCGCTGTAGCTCTCGCGAACGCTGCCCGCCACCAGTTGGACGGGCATCGGTTGCCAGTAGTTAACTTGCTGCCTCATTTGCTGGCCTTGTAATTAACGGTTTGGATTAAAACACCGCTATGAATTAGCGGTTTTGTTTGCGGGCGCTTACGCGCCAGGGTAATTGCGGAATTGGGTTTGTATAGCGCTGAATCGCGAATGGTTTTGCGCGTGATGGCGACGGCCTCAGCACCGATGATGTGAATGGCCTGTTCCGCCGTAAATCTCCCGGTTAGAACGCCGTGTAATAGCTCCCGGTAATCGTCTGATTCCATCCAGCGTGCTATACGGTCGCCGGAAAACTCCATGAATGGCCGCTTTGGAATAAGCTCCCATCCCATCGCGTTTTTGGTTCCGGCGTTGTTCATTGCGCCATAGGTCGCAACGTCAACGCCTTTATTTTTGGTTCCGCGATGAATGCCGACCGTAAGACTAATTCCGGCCAGCTGCTTAAACCTGCTACGCAAAACCCTGTCAGCGCCGTTTGTCTCGAATTTAGCGCCGCCCTTCATGGTTACTCGACTTTTTCCAGAACCATTAACACAGGCTCTTTATCCAGTGAGTACGGGAATCCATACAGGCGGATAAGCTCCGGCACGCCGTCTAATGCGTCCTGATAATCAAGGTAACGTTTTGTATAGCCACCAGCCTTAGCAACCCATGAATCACGGTTTTCACGGCTAATAACATCACCTGCGGCCTGTGCGCTGGCCTGATTGATTCCCTGGCTAAATTCATCGGATAATTTCGGCATTTTCTCCGTAAAAACTGGACTCATTGCCGCATCAAATTTAGCCATTTTTAATAATTGGCATGCGCGGCTGATGTCCCCAATAATTTCCTGAACGCTTGCTACTTTTTGTTGGTTTTCCATCTGATCAAACTCCTGATTTAACTCATATCAAAAAGAATATTTAACTTTTATAAATTGATTTACCAGCACAAACACAGCGGGCGCCAGCTGAGAAAATAAAACTAAATATCGCTAATTAGCCGTTAATCAGCATGACCAACAACCCCGCCGCCGCCAGATAGTTTCCGCATGGCGTCTAAAAATTCCTGGCCCCATGTCGTCCCCTTCCAGCCAGCTTTCTGTGATTCTTTGGTGAACGTCACCGACACTTTTCCCTCTTTGCGGCTTGATACCGTGCGAAGGTTTCCGGTTACTCCTTCCACCAGCGCTGGCGCAAGATGTGCCACCACGTAAAGCGCCGTTAAATAGCTTGTGTCGTATCCTGCCGCCTCTGCCGCTTCCATGTCATAGAGCGCCGCGCATTGTGTGGAAAGGGCGCTGACCGCGCCCCCGTCAAAGGTGATTCCCGGCACTAATACAATCAGCCATTCATCAACCGTCATTTTTTACTCATCCGCCGACGTTAAGATCCCGGCGTGCTCTTTTGTCAGATAGCTGGCCGCCGCGCTGTCAACAACCTTTAGTTTTCCCTGCTGGATAAACTGCTCAACGCCGCGCAGCTTGAGAACATTGCGATCAAACTCCTTCACCTCATGCGGCGCTATTGTGACGGTGAAAACGTCGCCTACTTCGGTTCGCGCCTTAATGTGGATCGGTGCTTTAATTTTGTTGGTCAAAAACACTTTATCAGGCGTTGACGCAATGGCTGGCTGCGCTGATGGTGTAACGGTTGGCTGTTCCGATGTCGTGACCGTTCCAGTCGCTACCGGGTTAACCGCGTCCACGTTTACTACTGGCGCGGTGACTTCCTGATTTGTTGCATCGGTATCAGTAGTGGTTACTGCTGGTACTTCCGGCACTACCGGCGCGGCTGCCGTGGTTTTGGTTTCTTTTGCCATTATTGAATTACCTGTGAAGAGATTGCAGCGGCCAGCGGTGCGCGAACGATAACGCCAGCGGTTTTAGATGTGCATGGAATGCTGATATCCAGCCCCTTTTGTTGCGGCGAATGCTGGCGGAAAAGCGACGGCGTGGCCTGGCTAAAGTTGCGGATGTTATTCATCATCGCCATACAAACGCCACGCCCGTCTAAATCCGAGTTTTCGCGGAAAGTGACGTTTCTGTATGCATTTTGCAGATAGCTCAGCACGGTGCGATCTGTGCCGCTAAGGCGCATACCTTCGATTCGTGTCCATGCCTTAGTTGGCATATGGAATTCACTACAACGATAAATAACGGATGAGTTAACCGCCGAAATAATGGATCCGACATCATCAAGAATTACATCGTCAGTTGCTGACGCCCATCCGCCTGTTACAGCCACCTGTGGAATATTTGGATGGTCAAGAAAACCAATAATCTGATATTCAGCGTTACCCAACCAAATGATATTTGATACGGTGCGTTCGTGCGCTTCACGCGTTTCCATGCCCTGAATGTTATTCAGCGGCGTTCCTGATTGTGCTGCGGCCAGCATTTCGAAATAGGTGTAACCATAGCCAAGGCCAAGCGGATACATTTTGGCAAAGAACTCCGCACCTTTTACGCCTAACATCGGCATATCAGTCCCAAAGTTCGCCATGATTTTTGCCATACCTTCTGCGGTATACATGCGATAAGACACGAACTGTGACGCCTCGGTTACGCCCGGTTCCTGCGCAAACAAGCTGATTGCGATTGGCTGCGGCATTTCCACTTTATAAAGCGTGTTTGACGTGGAAATCAGATCGCGGGCAAAAATAAGCCCCTGCTCGTCAAGGTTCATACCTCGCATTTGCCGTTCCTGCCGCATTTCGGCAATGATTGGCGCTAATTGCTGTGCGATAAAATCTTCATTCATATTTTTTTACTGCCTTATGTTGCTGTAATCGAAATATTCACCGACGCCGAAAAATTACCGTCATTGGTGAAAAATGTTACCGTTCCTGTTCCAACTTCCTGCGCGGTTAAATGCACATCTATTTCACCCGTGCTGGTGTTAAGTGCTGCATTTCTAACCATGACAATATCGCCAGAAGCGTTATCAGCAATTACCACCCTGAACGTCGCATCAGTGGGCGATGTCGGCGATAGCGTCATTAAGAGATATTTTTCTTTGTGCGCATTTCCTCCAGTTCCTACAAGATTCATCGGAATGGGATCGGCAATGGCTGAACCGTCGCGCTCGGTGAGCGTCATGCCCGTTACCGGAACCGGGTTTAACACCCGGATAGCCGCCGTCGCTTCTAACTCGCCATCTTCGCTAATGACGGTTAAATTCCCCGTCCCGCCATAAACGCCCGTTGCGTTGCCCTGGTCGTCTACGTCAATCAAAACGTGTCCGTTATCGCTGTTTTGCTCCCAACGCCAGCCCTGATTAGTTGCATCAGACGGGGTAAACGTGACGGCAATCGGTACTGAATCCCCCTTGTTAACGGTGATATCTGCAACGGCTATCCCGGTTACTGGTACGTTGCCACCGATGGGGGGCGTCAGTTTCCCAACGGTGCTCCGGCGTAAACCCGCACAATAGCCACGTTGCCATTCAGCACGCCGGATTTAAACTCAACACGCGAACTAACTCCCGTCCCGGTCAGAACGCCCCACTCCATGTGGTTAGTCGTGGCGTTGCGGCCAATTGGTGTAGCCAGATCCCCGTTTTTCGGTGTCTGCCCTGCTGCTAACTTCACGAAAATTGGGCCATCTTCACAGCTACCCTGTGTTGAGTTGGTTTGCGTCGGCGTGTCGCCCCACCCCTGGCTAAATGTCGGCAGTGCGCCAACGTTTTCATGCGAACGGACAGCAATACCCGTCACCAGCGTGTCAGCATCAGTACCCGGCACAATCGCTAAAATCTCGTTATCGGTCGTGCCGTCTTTAACGGCGTCGCCTGGGTAAATATCCCCGGTTACTTTGCATGAGCGCACTTTTGCCGCGCTGTTGAATGACGGCAAAACGGTCAGCTGACCCGGTGAACCTGCATCAAGATCGGTTTTAATTTCGGTCTGCATTGTTTAGCCCCTTATTTTTGAGCGTTGTTAGCGTTTTTAGCGCCGTTAAAGCTGTTGTTCATGTACTGCTGGTGGGCTGACTCTTCGCCCTGCTCGTCGTTGTTAATCGGCTCACGACGCTGGAAAGTCGGCTGACGCTGTTCAAACTGCTTGGCGGCTGGCGATGCCAGCGCCATGCGTAATGCAACGTTAATTTCGCCGTCACTCATGCCGCTAATTTCGTCCGTGTTCATGTCCGGGTTAGCTTTCTGGATAACGGCCTGTTTAATCAGCTTGGTATCCTTCAACGCGTCAACGTTGATTTTCATGCGTTTAGCGGTTTCGCGTAGTTCATGCTCTGAACGGCCATCAGCAAGACCTTGCTCATAGCGTGCATTACTCATCGAATCCATGTTAATCAGCTTGCTGTTAGCCTTTAGCAGATCGCCGCGCACGGTGCTTAAATCAGCCGTTAACGTGGCTTTCTCCGCCTCAAGCGTCGTAATTTTTTCTAATGCTTCTTCTAATTCCATTGGCTCACCGTCCAGGTTAAATACTGCTGTTTTTACTCGCGGGTTGCGCACAATGCTGACGTGATCGTATTCAAGACCTTCATCAACGGTGTCATAGTTCACGCCGTCCGGCGAAACCCCCACTTGCTTAATTTTGTTGCGAACGCCGTAACCAGCTGACGCGCCACGAAGCCGTTTATCTCGCTGAATCAGCTTGATTGAATCCCCATCGCGAATTTCGACGCGCGCAACCAGGTCATTTCCATCGCGAAACGCGGCAATGACTACGCCAGCATGCACCGCTTTGTAATTACGGGCGTTAATCTTCTCTGATGGGTGGCGTGACACTGTCACTGTTTTCCCAATCAGGGTATTCATCGAATCCGGGTTAAACAACTCTTTTTCTGAGCGGTACTCTTTTGATGTAAAGGCGTCTCCGCGTTTCTGGTCGTAGGTCAGAACTCCGGGGCGCGCGATAGGGATATCAATCTGTAAATAGCCCTCCGGCGTGATGTCCCATTTTTTAATCGCGTCTGTGTTAATGGGTGATTCTTGCAGCAATTTCGGCCTCCGCTCTCGCTACGTCTCGTTTTGTGAATAGCCACCGTGGGAAACATCGGCAACCGTGCGGCTCTCCGGGGTTTCCGTCTGGCGGCGGTTTTTTTGGTGAATAAGATTTTCCTTCTCGTATGACGTGCTGGTGGCGCTCAACCTCGTCAAGCATTCCGTGCCAGTCGTAATACTCCATGCCTCCGATTCGGGCGTTTCCGTATGAAATATTCCAGGCCTGATTCCCGATCTCATTGCGGGCAACATTGCGCGCGCGCCGCCAGGGTATTTCCATTTCCTTTTCAAGCTGCGCGGCGATGTAGTCCACCCCGCGCCCCTCGCGTAAGCCGTTCTGCATCACCTTGATTCCTCGCCCTAGCGCATCCTCTGTGACGTTCTGCATTTTTCCCATTGTGTCGGTTAGCCAGCGCTCTGTGTCGCGCAATAGCTGTTTGTCGCCGTCATAGATATCAATGGCAATGTCATCAACGATGCTGACATCTGGTAAGTGGATCCCCGGCGCTAATTCCTGTCCGGCTGCGGCGCGAACGATTAATTTAAAATCTTCCGCGCCGTGGTTAAGTAACTCGGTGCTGGCGGTGTCGGTCGCTTTGATGGTTTTGACTGCGCCAGACTGGCGCAAAGGCTTTGTGATTTGCATGATGCGCGGTGATACTGCCCCGCCTTTTTCGGCGGTCGCGGGTAGCCCGGTGCGCATATCGATGAGTTTTGGTTTTGCCTGAATAAAGCGGCGGTAGTAGTTATCGTAATACTCATCAGTAAGCCCGAATTTACCGCGCTCAATCTCTTTCTGAACGGTGTCGGCCACGCGGTTAATGGCTTTGACGTTCTGCTCCATTGACGCGCCCGTGACGCGCTCAACGTCTTTTGCGATATCCAGCGCTGATTGTCGGCTTACCTCACTTGCCATATGTGCCGGAACCGCACCAAAAAGACCGTCATTTAGCAGATCGCCCATCTGGCGCAATAACGGCAATGTCTCCGGCGTCAGCTGCGCCACAATGGCCGCAATAAGCTGCTCGCGCTCGGCCTCCGGCAGTTTTGAAAATGCGGTTCCGGTCGTTTGTCGCAGGTAATCGGCTACTTTTTTAGCCGTTAACGCAACGAGAATTTCATGATTAGCATCAATAAAATCGTCGCCGTCTGCGTCGGTGTTCATCACCGCGCCAGATTTGGCAATGGCGCGATAGGTTTTCAGGCTGGCGGCGCGAACCCACTTACCGTAGCGCCGGGTAAAATCCCCCAGGCGCTTAGCGTAAACAACTTCAATCGCAAACGGGTACGCGGCAACGTAACCCGGCAAGCGCTGGCCGCGTGGCTTATTCGTCGGCGTTGCCGTTTTGATTTTCATCGCCGCCGCCGTTCTGATTGGTGTTCTGGTCGCTGCTGTCGTTTTCGCTGTCGTCTATGGTTTTGCTGACGCCCGGTGATGTAGCCACCAGCTTAACCGCGCCTGTTTCCTCAGCCGTGGCGCGCATTTCTTCGCTGGTTATGGCTTTTGATTTCCAGTAAATTTCCGCCGTTTGTGCGCGCTTATAGTCGCGGTCAACCTCTCTATCAATCTGACCCTGAGATTTGTTCGGAATAAACTCGGCCTTTATCCCCAAATAGCGCATAGCCAGCTTTTTCAGCGCCGGAATAATGTCGGTCGTCGTGACCTTGCCTACCAGTGATTGCCACTGTGCATCCGCGCTGGTGTCGCTGTTTGATAGCCCGCTCTGTCGTGTGGCAAGCCGTGAAGCCGGGTATCCTGTTTCAGAAACAACAATGTTTATTGCAGCGTCGATGATATCGGCTACACCCGTCATGCTGGATTGCAGCCGTGTTAACTCTTCATCCTCATCAATCGCCAGAATGTCATTTAATCTGCGCACCGCTGCCATATCCGCGACGCGCTTAATCAATTTCTGCTCGCCTTTGCCATTATCCAGCGATTCGTTTAACCCCTGTTTCTTATAAATATCCTGAATTGACAGTGACAGGATAGACAGGATCATTTCGTGTGACAGCCCCAACCGCTGCAACGCTGCATACGGCTTGCTAAGTACCGGGACGCCAAAAGACTGTTCACCACGATTGATTAATGGCTGATGGTTCCGATCCCCAAATAGAATGGAATCTTCCTGCATAATCAGCACTTCGCCGCCTATCGGCGCTTTTAGCTCAATCTGCCACCATTGCGGCAAGCCAAAATCATTGCGGTTATAGTCGTCAATCCAGTCCGTGGACGGCGTAATAAACTCTGCTCCGTGCGGCCTCACAAACTCTCTTCCCATCACCAGCACAGACCAGCCGTGGTGACGTTTCAGAATGGCCGCTTTCTCTACGGCATCCCAAATCCCCATTTCATCAAACAGCGCCTTGATGCGTTCGCCGTCCTCCGGGTTTTCGGTCGTAATCGTAAATTCGTTCAACATCGCGGCTTCTACTGGATCCGCAACGATGCGCCAGCCAATGCCGGACGTCTCCGCCGTGATGGCCGCGCGTAGTGGAATCATCCCTTCCGCTGTTCGTGACTGCATACGGCGTGCTGTCGGCGTCTGCATACCTGCCGCGCCTTTTGTATAACCGTCCATTCCTGCCGCTGCCGTCATGGCCGATAAATAGCTATCAGTGTTAAATTCCGCTGGCTTGATGCCGTCTGCGGTTATTTCCCCATATTGGGGGATCTCCACGCTTCCTAATCCCATTACTCAATAAACCCTGTATTCATGCGCACTAAGTGCGGGAAAATTGCGTCGGCGTAGTCAGTCGATACGCCCAGGCGCTGCTTAACTTTTTTCTTCGCCTCAATAATGATTTTGTCCTCTGGTGTCGTCTCCCAAAGCACGCCCGTAGAATCCGACAAAATGCGATCCAGATAACGGCGCGGAATCTTGTTCGAAATGGCAAACAGGCCATCAGGCGGCATAAGTCGTGTGTGTAAAAACCGCACGGTGTCATTGACTGCATCCCGGTACGACCACCACGCTTGCGCGCGCAGGTTGTGAAACTCGTCGGCGTTTTTGCGCCCGCCGCGATAGCGCGATTTCTTGCGTACTACCTCGCCTTGAGCAATGAACGGCTGAACCTGAATATCAACGTCAAAATCTAATGTGTATTTGTTCAATTCACCTTTCACGCCAGCCCCCAGGCCGGAACCGTCATAAATGAATTTTTCGCAACCTTCCTCAATCGCCAGTTTCAGCGCCTGAACCGCCAGCTGTACCACATCGCGGGCAACTAGCCTTTCAACCCTGTACACGAAACGCCCATCGAAGAACGCTAATACCGAATCGTCACCGCCGTTATCTGCCACATCCAGAACGGCAGTTTTAACGCCCGTTTTGCACAACTGCGCCAGCTCTGAATCTGGATCGACAATCAGCCGTTCAAGGTTGCCACGGTTAACCACCGCTCCTGGTAGTTCGCTGGTTGGTACGCCGTTCCAGATTTTGTCGTAACGGTCTGGATAAAACGTCAAACAGTGCTGGCGCTCTTCCTCTAATGTCTCGTTAAACCACGGATTGTCGTACCAGTTAACCTCGATGCTCATCCATTCGTTTTGCGCATTCAGCACAAAGCGAACATAGGTTTCATCCCATGCAAACTCAGGGTTGAACGTGACCCACAGTTGCGATTTTTCCCGGCGCAATGTGGGTAGCAAAATATCCCACGCTTCGCGCGTTATGGCGTGGGCTTCCTCAACCCAACAAATGTCCGTCCCTTCAATGGATTTGATGCTGTCCAGATTCGACTGGAAGCCCATGAAACGGAACTCAGCGCCTGATTTAGCCTTGATGTGCGTCTTAGTAATCGTGAATTCTGACTCATACCCAAGACGCCTTATCGTGTCGCACAAAAGCTGGTGTGAAGATGCCTCGATAGACTTTTGCACCCGGCGCAAACACAGAAAGCGGAAATTGTGTCTCACCGCTATTTCAATCAGCGCCTGAGCAACGCGCCACGATTTACCCGACCCACGTCCACCACGCAGACACTTAACGCGCTTATCAGCACAAGTTAGCCACCGCATAGACTTGCGCCAGTCGCTCATCTTTTGCTTTTGCGGCTTCCACAGATAGCGGCGCTCTAAATCTTCCTCTGGTGCAAGCTCAATCGTCGTAGTCATTGAATTCGCTCTGGTCAATGTCTAAGAACATCTCGCCCAGGGTTTCCCTGATGTTGAAGTCTCCGATCTGGTCTATCGGCTTACTCAGGTCATAACCGGCTACGCGTATTATCTCCCGGCTAAGTGCGATAATATCGACCGCCTCAATTTTCCATCCCCGTTTAGTGCGATCTGATTTCTTTATCCCGCGCATATCAATAGCGGCATATTTTTCATCGTACTGTTCCTGGGTTATCACGCCTGTAGCCAGCTCGTAATCAATCCTTCCAAGCTGTATCACCGCTTTTTTCATCGACTGACTTTGCAATGCGCGCCATGTCTCAGTTAAACCTATTAATATTTCCTGCCGCCCTGCAATATCCCTTTTTACGATCTGCTCTGTCGCTGCGTTAACCTCAAGGCGAACATCTTCATTTTTTTCAAGTAATTTTTTCCCGTTTATATCGTCGGGAAGCCCCTTATATGGCCTTCGTCTTGATTTCGCATAACATGCGCCAACTGATTCTCTTCCCTCTGCGCATAGCTTCGCGAAATGCTTATCCTGTCGGCTTATTTTTATTGCCACAAACGCACCTCCGTAAGGAGGCAAGATTAGCCGATCCCGGATTAGGAAAGTAAGCGCGTTACCGCTGGCGTAAAAAGGGCAAAAAAAATGCCGCAAGATAGTGCGGCAAGTTACTACATCGGATAATTACGGAAGTATTACGTTTGCAATGCTACAAGGAAATGAACTCGAAACACCCGTAAGCACAGAATGCGGAATGCTTTGAAAGGGAATAAAGCACAGCATTCTGAGTGGGTACGCTTACGGGCGCAGTTATTATGCATTGTCACCCCTCGTTATCAAATTTTAATACCTGCAAAAAATGCTAAATCTCTATTTTCGGCATTTTCCATTTTCTTAATGGCGAATATTTTACCCATTAAACAAAATATTCCGCGCGCGTCGTTTTTAATTGTTCACTATATGATCGATTGTCAAAGAATGTTGCTTTGCAAATGTAGTTGTTTTATATTCCGTCGCAGGTGCTAGAAACACCTCTAATACACACGGCCGCTCACCCCGTTAGCGTGATTTTTTTTTGCCCCGGTTTTATGCTCCCGTGAGTCAATCACGGAAGGCACTGAATAATGGGGCGGAGTGCGATGAATAGCACGCCTCGCGGCGTGTGAATAAATCCGCCGCTTGTGTACGGTTTCTAGCTCCGCCCCACCCATCTAGAAAATGGGCTTCAGTCTCTCACACAGGAGCATTATTGCCATGACGGTATTAACCATTCCAGAAGCTGCCCAACTTTTCGGCGAAACAATGGCCGCGTTTAAAATCGCTGTTGCCGCCGCCGCTGCCGCTGTACCCACCAAACAAAACGATACCCCTCCCGAACCAGCACCAGCACCAGCACCAGCACCTGCACCTGCACCTGCACCTGCACCACAGCACTATGACGCCCCCGGCAAACAGTACGCCAACGCAAAAGAAGCCATCGCGCACATGGTGCATGAACTGAAAAACCCCCAGCGCGACACACACAACGAAACCTTAGATTTTACCTTTGCCAGCTTGCCACAATTACTCGATATCCTGCGCGAACCTACCTACCAGCACGGCTTATTACTCGTCTCACAAGATTTTGTAGCCGCAACGGATCCTAATTCTCCCTTCCCGTGGGAATTCGTCACCACTTACGAGCACCTTCCAAGCGCAACCACTTTTTCATTCGCTATTCCGGCGCGCGAACTGCAAGACAAACGCCTGAATGCGTGTCAGGTCACGGCGGCTACCCTGTCCTATCACAAACGCTATGCGATCCGCTCCATGCTCGGCATTGCTGACGGCGACGATGATGCCGACCAGTCAAGCCGCAAGAAAGAACAACGCCGCGCGCGGGCGCTTAACTCGTCCCGCAAGTGGAAGCCAGCCACCAGCACCCGCACCAAAGCTGAATCAATCCTGAATGTGCTGGTGGCGTCTGGTGAATTCACCCACCCCGGCCAGATTGCACAGGCAAAAGCCCGTAACCCGTTTTTACGCACGGCTGATGAAGTCGCGGAAGATGCATTAAGTGCTGACTTTCTCGGCCTGAGCACTGAGCAAATCGCCCAGGATGTTGTTTCACGATTTGGCCTGACGGATCCGCACTGGCAAACCTATTACGCTGAAAAAGGCATGTACCGTGTTGACGGTGATGAACTGATTGACACACGAACCGGTGCGCCCGTGTCTCTCGATGTGGCAAATGATATCGCCGATTCCCTGCGCAGCCTTTCCGTGTCCTCTCCGTGGGCGCATGAAAATGCGTATCGCCCGCCAGTGCGCCACGATTACCCGATTGACGACCGCCCGTTAACCGCGTTCGAACAAACTTTCGTGGACAACATCGACACCGACGCCAACCGCGCCGCGATAACGCACATTGCTGAATGTATGCTTGAGGATGCCATTGCTAACGGCCTGGACACACGCGCTGTGCTGGATAATGCACACTACTACGCCCGCAACTGGTACAAAGCCGCCTGTGAGGTTTACGCGAACCAGCTGCTTGATGGCGTTGCTGATTATCCTGCGATGGCCAACCCGGCTTTTTCCATCAACCATTCAGATCCCGACGATGAAATTTGCTGCGCCGCTGCCGCACAGGATGAACGCGAGTTAACTCCGGCGCTGGTCATCGATATGGCCGACGAAATGCAACAGAAAGCCGATTTGGCGCGTGAGATTGCATCCGGCAACGCTGACAGCGACGTGAAATTACAGCAACTGAACGAGCTGGCGCGGCGATGTGATAAACCCACGGCGGGCTATATCGATTTGCTGATTGTGCATATTGAGAATGACAGCTTCGCGCATGAGTTGCCGCCGTTCATCCCTGCTAATGAATTACCGTACTGAGTGGGGCGCATATCATGAAAACCGCTCAGGAAAAGTTACAGTGTCACTTTGAGAAACAACGCGAATATCAGGCGCGGGCAATCGCCCGCCAGCGTGAACGCCAGTCAGATCCCGAATGGCGCAAAGCCCAATATGAGAAACAGCGCGAGCGCACCGCGCGCGCCATTGCAAAGGCCAAAACTCGCCCAAAATCACGCGGACTGAAAGGCAGAACGCCGACCGCTGCCGAACGGCGGATAATGGACAAAATCGGCGCGCTACCCTGCATTGCTTGTTATGTGCATGGCGTCACGAACTACAACTCCACGATTCATCATATCGACGGTCGCACAAAGGCTGGCGCACATAGTCACCTCCTGTCACTGTGTGACGGCCACCACCAACACGCCGCACCCGCTGACGTGCGCGAGGCGTCGCCCTGGCTGGTTCCTGTGCATGCTGACGGTACGTGTGGAGGAAAAGCCGAATTTGAGCGCCTCAACGGCACTCAGGAGGCATTATATTCACTTTGCCTTGAGTTGATATCCTAGTTTCTACACCACCCCCCACACGCCGCCGCAAGGCGGCTACCCGCTCGCCTTTTCCTGTACCTTACCCGGATAATATTTTTTAATTGCCCCGTAATTTTAGATAAGGGGTTTTTATGTCCGAAAATAATTACGGCGCAATGATGATGAAAGCGCCACTATCCGCAACTGATAACATTGATACGATTACCGCGCCGGGTATTTATAACGTCGCTGCCGGAAACCCAACAGCACCTAATCAATCCGGTGGCGTGCTTATCATTTCCCCTGGCCCTTTGGTTGTTCGTCATTTCTACTCTTTCGACCTGGTTACACAAGCCACCAGCGCCGATGCATCTGGCTCATGGACAGCATGGAACGCCAATTTCAACGGCTCTTATTTTCCTACCCCGGCGCAAGTCGGCGCGGTTGCCAAAACTGGCGACACAATGACCGGACAACTTGCTATCAATGCCGATAATGAAGGTCTGCGCCTTCGCAAAATTAATGATGCTGATGGTAGTTACATTCGCTCAACTAATTCCGATAACTCACAAAACTGGTATATCGGCAACGGTACGGCTAACGACTATACGGCGGCTTTCGGTAACTACCGCGCCGGAAGTCAGTTTGTTTTATCCGCTGACGGTAATGTTTTTGTATCTCCAGCTGCCGGGAAATCTGTAAATTTTACTGGTAATACAGGGGTTACCGGCTTTCTCAGTGTTTCATCAACTGTAAACCCAGGAGATTACTCAAACTTTGACGCCCGCTATATTCAAACGGCTGGCGGCGTGGGGGTTTCAAAAATGGTTGTTGGTGGCAATCAGATCGTTGCTACACATCAAAACGGGAATATCATTTTCCCTCCCGGCTGTTTTATGACGGGTATTTCTTCGAGTTACAACGACTCAAACTGGGAAGTTCAAAACATCTGGTACGCACAGCTTTATCAAATCATTAATGGTAATACCATCCCTGTAGACGTGAGCTAAATATCATGCAAAACATCAAAAATTTTAAACGTACTGACCCGACGCAAGACCAGATTGATTACTGGATGGAAACAAAAGGCTTTGTTCCGCCTATGTTCCTGACTTCGGAAGATGGTCAAGACTGGTACGAATGCCAGAAAAAATTCTCCGACCAGACAATCAAAATCGCCTATGACGAAAACAACCTTGTTCGTAGCGTCATTGATAAACCTATGCCCGGCTTTCGCCCTGGCATCATTGATGTAAACGCTATTTTCCCGTTGAATCTCAGCGTTACCGAACTGCTTTTTCTTCCTGATGAATTCGTCCTTGACGGCAACTGGATTTTTAACGGCTCAGCCGTTGTTCCTCGTCCCATTACGCCAGAAGAGGCGCTACAAACAGCAACGCAGCAATATGACAGGCTAATGAATAAAGGCATCAAGCAAGTTGCTATGCTGTCCTGCGTTGAGGATTTAGGCGAGATTACTATGGAGGAAAATATGCTATTGACAGCATGGAAGCGCTACGTTGTTGACCTGATGCGGCTGGATATTTCCACCGCGCCGGATATCGAATGGCCGGAATTACCCGCCTGATAATACATGGCCGCTTTTGCGGCCTTTTTTATGCGTGAGGATGTTCTATGGATGAGTATGTCTATTCGCCGTCAAATAACCTGTTTTATCCCATCGTGTTAAAAGAGCAATACGAACGGTGCAACACATGGCCGAATGATGCCCTACACGTTACTAACGCCGTATATATTGAATTTGCCGCCACCCGGCCACCAGCCGGAAAAATGCGCGCCGCTGGCGCTGATGGCCTCCCGATTTGGATTGATAAAAATCAATAAAATATCAACTACAAATAACCGCTAATTTCCGCCATATATTTCTTAATGGCTAATATATTCCCCAAATCGACTTAATCTCATGCTGTTTATCAATTAAACCGATCGATGATGTAAAATTGATCGGTTTTAATCGTTTAATTGCTCAACAACCCTCATTGCATTATTCGCCCGCACTTAATCTCGTTATTCATAATTAATTTAAATGTGGGTTTTACTTATATATGTATAGTGAATTAAATGAATGCTTTTGCGTGGAAGTGATGACGGTTTGTGGAGCGGCTTCCCATGCTTGATAACTACACGCCCGCCGCTAAAAATCTCATTCTTTGTATTCTGCTTGGATGCGTCGCTCTCCCGGCTGCTTTTGTGCTGGTGCTCCTGCATGACTCTCCGGCAAGGCCAGCTAACTTTGCTATGCCGTCTTTTGCTGCCGTTTCCTGCGATGAATCCGGCTATGTCGACACGATATCGCATGGAATCTTATCCGCCGATACGCTGGAAAAATATGGAAGCAAGAAAGGTTTTTGCCTTGTTCCCGTCTCTGATGGCTGGAAAGTCTATGCCGCACAATAGGCGCTGGAGCGAAGAAGAGGATCGCTTTTTACGGACACATGCGCATTGCATGTCCGTAAAACAGTTTTCCGTTATTTTTGGCCGCACTGAGCGCGCCATACAGGGTTACGCAACAACGCATAAAATCAGGCTGCGCAAATACGGTAATTACCATCACCATACTAAACACGCCGACGATGATGTTTTGCTGATTCGCGCCCTTGCTGAATCCGGCATGAGTTTTAGCGATATCGGCGCAAAGTTCGATATAAGCGGAAAAAGCGCCTATCAGCTTGCTTACTATCGCCTGACGGCGGAAGAAGGTGAAACCCTGCGCATGCTTCCATGAACAAGGCCGCTTATGCGGCCTTTTCTTACCATTGAATTAACTCAATCAAAAGCACATACTGATCACGTTGAAGTTTGTGCATGCTCCTTTAAAACCCCACCTTAGCCGGACAAGGGTTTTTAGCGATAGCAACGTGGTGTAATCGGATTCCTTACCAGCTTCCTGGCACCCCAAGAAAACCCCGCTCATGCGGGGTTTTCTTTTGCCTGGCGTTGCGTGTGAACCTCCCACAATGTGATCCCCATCGATGCGCAAAACTCGCCGATGTAATCCAGTCCTGACCATTCCCGAATCCCGCCACGCGCCGCCTCGACAAAAATTGCCACCTCGCCGTTACGGTGCAACCCAAACAGCCGCCAGCGCCCTCCCTCCGTTCGTGTTGCCGCCACGCGGGCAAACATCCCGTTTTCATAAAAGTCCCTGAATGCTGGTTTTTTGCGCGTTGTAACCTTCATAAACAACAAACCCCCGAAATGTTGATAACAAACCGGGAGTATGTTGGCACAAAATGCTGGAATGACTTTTTTTATTTGCGAGCGGTAACGCGCTTACGTCGCCAGTTGCACATCACGCGATGAAGGTAGCGGGTTGGTGTAAATCATGCCGCTGATTATCGGCGCTGTGGCGGTCTGTGTCGTGTTTAAACGCCCCAGGCTGACAGATAGCGTTCTGGTCGTCTCAGACGTTCCTAGCGGCGCAGTTGATAGCAATACCATGCGTAACGGAATGACCACCAGCCCGGATTGCTCCATATAGCGCCGCTTACCCCCAAATTTATAAACAGGCGTCACGCCGTTAACCGTCAGCCCAAGATAATTGGCCGGAACGGTATCGGTGAGGCTTTTTGCTGGCGTGAATATGACCGCACGACTAAACCCGGCTACGGTCAGTTGCAGTGTGGTTAAATCCGGTGGCATGTTTAACGGCGCATTCTCCCCAAAAAAGATTTCCAGATCGCACACCATGCGCTGGAGCGGGTTATCAAAATTTACTGACCATGCGGCATCCATCAGGCCACTAAACACATCAATGGTCTGGTGCTGATATGGCATGTTATTTATGGGTAACGCATTGCCGCGCACCTCTGCCGGGAATACCCAATCCGGGATGCTGTTTTCGTCGTCAATCTTCCCGGCCTGTAATGACGATATTGTTACTAAATCCCCGCTTACTAACGGCATGTTATAGCCCCTGTGCGGCCAGCTGCGCATCTATCGCGGCAAGCTGGCTGTAAATGTCATTGATGATGTAATTCAGCTTTGCCGCGTCCACATCGTCGCCCGGTACAAAATTCCCTTCAGCGTCGTAGTAAGACGGTTTAAAGCCGTATGCCTGTTCGTCTGCGGTTGGCTCTGTCATGCTCGCCATGTCGCCGCCCGTCGCTTTGTAAATCCTTTCGATAATCGCCCAACTGTTCACGCTGTCGGAATCCTCGCCGCCAGCGCTGCAAGCTGGCTGTAAATGTCATTGAAGATGTAATTCCACTCTTGCGCCGTCATGGCGTCGCCCACCACCAGATTACGGTTCACATCAAAGTATGTGGGCGCAAAACCTGTCGCCTGTTTCGCTGCTGATGGCTCGGATTTATTGGGTATCGATGCCCCTCCCTGTCCGGCATATTCAAGGTCTGTTGCAGCCCAACTATTCATTATTCGCTTACCTTCATCTGTGTCACCGTTGGAAGTGTGTTGTATGGCTCAATAAAAATCGGATCTGGATCAAGGATGGTTGATGACCCGATAAACCCGGTATATAGCGATTTTCCCGGCACTGCGGCTATCGCCAGCGCGCTATCGGCGGCGATTGTCTGCTGTGTTTTCTGGTACACCAGCCCGCCCCACACGGCTTTAAACGCGTTTCCGGGAAACATCGGCGCATGATTTACCATACGGATATTCGGCGGCGTGGCGGCTGAATACACGTCACCCTCAAACGTCGCTGAAACCAGCGAACCGGGAAGCGTGATATCCGGCGCTGTTCCGCCAAACTGCGCAAACACCATGCGCAACGGTACGCGGTTAAACGCCGCGCCGACCGCGCCAAGGCGGTCAGCAATTTGCCCCGGCCTCATCCACTGAAATTTATACTTTTGGTGCAAATATGCGCCGATAGCTGGTCTTGACTGTAATGATGTGGACGAACCGCCACGCTCTGCCACGATGGCCGCTTTATACTCATCATCGCCGCGCCCCTCGCGCGGGATGCCGTAACGCTCGCCCCATGCGTCGATTAACTTCCCGGTCGCGTTCGCGAGTGAAAGCCCGGTTTTAAGATACTCAATCGCGGCGCTGATGCTCGCATGGCTGGATTTAAGCCCATCCACCATATCGATATTGCGCTGTAGTCGTGTTTTCGACGTGTAGCGCGTTTCTGCCAGCTCTGCTGGTGCTGGAATCACTGGTTCCATATCAGGCCACCGTGATAGAGGAAATGTCGGTAACGGCGATGACGCCGCTCCCTATTGAGACGGTTTTTGCTGCTGGTAGCGAGGCGATACCAACGTTAACCACAACATCGGTCAGCGTCGGAAAAGCCATCATCAGCCGCGCCTCGATTTGTTTTGCAAAAACGTCCTGCGCCACGGCCAGCGACGCAAAGTAGGTCTGGACGATGTTAATTGCTACGCTGGTGTAGTCGTTTGGTCGCCCGGTCGTTTCTGCGTCCCACACATCGCCTGACACGTCCACAAAAACAAGCTGGTAAGACTGGCGGCTGAAATAGACGGTTTCCGATGTGTTTCCGTCCGTCGCCGTCCCGGCCACGTCACCATAAAAACCACACTCGCCAGCTGCCGCGTCATAGATGGCCTGTGCTATCGCGTCAGTATCGCCACCAGCTACAAACACCTGAACCGACTTACCGGGGATGCCGTTTGCGTCCGTATCGATGCCGCGATTGTTATCCACCTGAACGAACGTCACGCCCGGTACGGCCAGCACGGCATTTTTTATGCCTGGACGGCTGGCACTGACGGTAACGCGCCGCGCTGTTGCCGCTGTTTGCAGCCTCGCCCGATACTGCTCGTCGTCCTCAATCAAATAACCCTTGCTGCCGTTCGACAACACTAAAATATCGTCGGTCGCCACGTAACCAAACAGCGCTTCAGGAAATTCCGTATCGCTCTGATAGACAGCCAGAACAGCAATCCCCGTGCGCACCACGTCAAAAACATCCGTGGCAAAGGAAAACTGAATCAGCGTCTTGCCGTCTGCCGCATACAGCATAAGACCGTATGCGGTCGCAAAGGTCGTGAGTGATGATTCTGCGGCGGCAATCAGGGTAAACAGGCGCGCAATGATGATGTCGGACGTGTCTCCGTCCTGATACTGCGTTGAATACGGACGCCCAAAAACGGAAACTGTAAAGGTGTTGCCGGAAAGGATCGCCGCGTCATTCACGGCCAGCACAAATCCTGTCGCCGTCTTCCCGTTCTCTGCTGCGGTGCTGTCGGTCTGCCAGTCGCCATCACTGCCGGTAATCGTAAAATCTTCACCCGCTGCCACGGTGTTTCCCGGCTCCAGCAAGCACACGACATAGACGGATGAGCGCGTCAGGCCAAAGCGCGGCAGGAAAAGCCCCTCTCCGAGCCCGTCAAGCGCTCCCTCTTCTGCCTGGCTGATGAAAAAGCCTGAATACAGCCAGCCAAGCGCCTCTATGATATTCAAATCATCTTCCGCCAGAATGGCGATGGTTTGCCCCACCAGCGAATCGCCGTTAGGGTTGATGTTGCCTAGCAGACCCTTTAACTTTTCGAACTTTTCCCCGTGAACCTCCGGCAATCGTGCGCCAGTCCACCCGCTATCGTTAACTAATTCCACTGTCTACCACCGTTGAATTGCTGCCTATGTAAACAGCAAACTGAATGTTGTACTTGCCCTTTACCGCGCTCACTGATGTTGTTTTGGCGTCGGTTACTTCCGGTGTGCGTTTTGCTTCGGCGTTTATCATGTTCGCCACGATGGCGGAATCCAGCCTTGACCCCATAATGCCGGGATACCACGGCAAGCCCTGGGTAACATCCAGCCACCATTCACCCTGGTTGGTTGCCACGCGGATTTCGGCCTGTTGTGAAACACCGTCAATCCCGCCGTCTAACACAAAATCCCCATCTTTGAGGATCACGCCGTTTTCGTCCTGCATCATATCCAGCATCAGTAATCCATCCCCTCAACTGGTGGCAGACTCAACGGCCAGACCAGAAAGCGCGAATTCCCGACCGCCTCCACGTTCGCCACATCGCCGACCGGAACGTGACGCTTGCCGCGCCCGGTTGGCATAATCAGCGTGAGGCTTTCACCGATGGCCGGAAGCGTGGAAGAAAGAAAACATCCCTTTTTCCCCTCCCGGTATTGCTGCGTAGTGATGTTCATACGGTGTGGATCCTTTTATCGACCGTTACCACTGTGATATCTGAATCAAGCGAATCAATATCAATCAAATCATCAATGTCGAATCCTTCAACCGCGTCATTCAGCATTTGCGCCATTGCGGCCTGATGTGGCATGCGGTATTGCATATCGCTATAAAACGGCATAAATCCGTCATTAGTGCTGCGACATAGCGCCATGATTAAATTTGTTGGCGCGTCAATGAGCGCCATTTTTTTAGCGTCTTTGACAATCACGCCAGCGCGCCCGGTGACGTTGATAACGTCGCCACGGCTAATCACCTGTGAATAATCCCCGGCCAGTAAAAAACCGCCGTTCGCCAGTGCCAGCTGTGCTGCTCTGTCATTTAGTTGCATGGTTTATTTTCCTTATGTTGGTGCGTCTGTCTGGTTGCCGCTGCCGTGTCCAAGATGCGTATGGTTTCCGCCTGATTTACCGCCACTGATGTGATCCGTTGCTGTGCTCGTACCGGTAATATCAACGTCGCCGCCGAATGTCGCATTGCCGCCACTCTCTCCCTCGCCTTGGCTAATTGCCCCGGCAATGGTCATATTTCTTGTGGCTGTGGTTTCAGGTGCGTCAAGCGTCAATCCACCCGGTGCTTTAATGGATATTTTATCGCCCGTTAACGTGATTGATGCGCCGCCCCCGCTGTCGATTCCTACGCTGTTATCATCCAGCGTGATAAATGCGCTATCACTGAAAACGCGAACGCCCGTACTGTCCGGCATGGCGTGTGCCGATACGTCACTAAACCCGGTCAGCGCTACGCAGTTAGCAAGCGTTTTATGGTCTGGTTCGTCGCCGTCTCCGTGGGATAGCGCCACCAACAAGCAAGGATCGCCAGCTTTAACACTGCCGGAAATGCCAGACTTACCGCCGCCCCATACCAACGACATCAGCCGCACGTTTTCTACTGCTGAATACGCGACCGGATCCGGGTTTTCGCCAAACAGCCTTTTCGGCGTCGGCTTAACCGTCGCTCTGCCGCCGCTGACTGACACAATGACGGCCTCCAGCGCGAAAATAGCGCCGTTTAGCACCGCGTCGGCGATAGCGTTAACCTGTGTTTGTGTTCTCATGGGATTACCCCCTCCCATCCTGTGCGCCATGTCTGGCGGTCACGTGTGCTAAATTGCTGCTGAATTTTTGTCACTATCAGCTGCCACTCACCGAATGACGGCGACGAGACAACGACCCGATCCCCGATTTCAACGCCGCCCATCAGCACCGATTCCCACGCAATGGACTCAATTACGCCCATCTGACGCCGCGCGCCCTTTGAGTAATCCACCTGGCTGTTTTTTGGCGGCCAATCGTAAGTTTTGATGCTCTGCTCATGGAGCGCTTGCACCATCTCTTTTGCGTCCGGGTTGATTTTCTTCCGGCGTGGGGAATGCACTTTCAGGAACGGGACGCCTAAAAGCCCGGTTTCCGGCGTAAAGATGGCCGCGCCGTCTGCTATGCCGTCACCAGCCGTGATGACCAGTGATTGATACTGCAAAGACCAGCGCGCATTCACTGGCTTACACAGGCTTGTCAGCACGTCACGCGATAGCGCCGCTGCGCTTACAGGCTTTGCAAGCGTCAGCATGGCGGCGGCGGGGGAAATTTTGCAGCCGACGCCCATATCAGACGCCACTAGCAAAGCGGCCTCTTTCAGGCTCTGCCCCTTGCGGAATGTGCGTGATGTGACGCTGGATCGGTACGGGATAAGCGCTTCGTAAATGCGCATTTGCAGCCCGTAGGTGGTATCTGGCTTGATATTGATGGCGCTGATTAACTCGCCCTGAAACAGCGTGTTGGTTCCCTCGTCGGCGTATCCTGCCGCGATGCTTATCATGGAGCCAGCAACCGCTATGCTGTTTTGTGTCTCTGGCGTCAATCCCCATATGGTTAACGTGGCGTCGTTTGGCTCTTTTTCGTTATCGCGGATACACGAAAAATCCACGTCGACGCCGTCGATATGGATAGTCTCGCCCGTGGGCGTGATTACGGTTATTTCATACTGGCGGCCATAGGCCATAGATACCCCCATCGCTATGATGGGGATGGTATTTAAGTAGAATTTGCGGGGGATTTACAGGGGAAAGCGCGAGCGGTAATAGTTCGCGCTGTTTATGGTCGTTATTCGCTGGTTTTATCCTTTGCGACTCTTAGTGACTCTGCCAGCCTTTCACGCTCCTGCTGTTCGTACATTGCATCTATAGCTTCATGTGCTGCGTCATGCATTGCGCTTCCCACCATGCTTGCTCCGAGTGAAAAAGTTACTTCTTCCTCTTCAGCTTCCGGCCTTTTTGGCGCGGCGTGTCGCGCCGCCACCTCATCAACTATCTGACGCCATCCCATTTTTTTATCAATCATAAATTCCGACCTCCATGTTATTCAGAGAAAAAATTCATTGTCTATGGCTTGCACTGTCGGCCATGGGCATAGCTTAGGAAATGCTGTCTCCGGTAGGCTCGTTTCACGCGCGGCTATATAGCGTGAAACCTCGTAAGCATCCCCGATTATCTCTTCAAGAAATGGCTTTAATGATGCCGAATTTTGCAACGCCTTTTCAATTCTTCGCCTATGCTCTTTGATGGCCTCCCACCACGCTGAACTTCTTTTTCCCGGTTGATACGTCCACTTGAGCAAGTACATGAAAAGCACCTCAAAACGTTCTTCAAGTCGTATGCGCCTGACTTCGCCAATGCTCTTTACTTCCTTGATAAGGTTTTCAATGTCCAGATCGTTAAGTTTGCCATCGCGCAAAAGCTCCGCTTGCTGAACCGTCCAGCCGTAAAAGTCAGTTCTGTAAAGGTTACTGCTCACTTTTACCCCCTCCCGGCACTGCCATTTGCCTATGCGGAATGCATAGCGTGTGTGTCTTTTCGTCCATTAAATAGCCGTTGCGTTTCCACTTCTGCACCTGTTGCGGGCTGGTTTCGTTCGCGCGCGCAAAGGCGACTTTCACGCCGCCATAGTATTTTTCGATGTACTCTTCCAGTCCCATTTTTAGCCCTTTGCGTATGCTGAAAAGGCCGCTTGCGCGGCCTGTTGATTTACTGCCAGTCTTCCAGAGATTCCAGAATCTCAGCCACAACCCCTGTTTCAGTTATCGTTTTGCCGTTTTCGTCATTCAGCGTAACGGTTACTGTTTGGCCTTCTTCGATCGCGGCGTCATGGTTGATGATTTCGCCAACGGTTCCAGATTTAAGAGCTACAGTTGTTTTCATTTCAATTTCCTTTTGTTTTCGGCTGAGAACCATTCCCTAACCGATGAATATAGTCTAACTTAGACTATCTTGCATGTAAACTACTTTGGACTACTTTTTTTTGTTTTTGCCCCGTTTCCGGGGCGCGCTCCTTACAGTTCCATTTCACAGCCATTACCAGTGGCTTCAAAGCCGAAAGACTCATAAAACGCCGCCAGTTTTTCGCCATCGGTTTCAGCGTCCTGCGGTTCGCACCACAGTTTGATGGTCAGTTCCGGGCGCTCAGCGCGCATTTCGGCGATTGCCTCTTCCATCATCTGGCGAGCAATGCCCTGGCCGCGCAGTTCTGAAGGAACAAAGATTTTATTGATGAGCCAGTATTCCGCGCCTTCGTATTCGTAACCTTCTTCATCAAAAAGCGTTTCGGTGTCGGTGTTGTAGCTGATGAATTGAGTAGTCATTTTGTGAGTCCTTTCCGTTGTTCGTTTCAATGATTATAGTCTAACTTAGACTATGCTCCATGTAAACCGTTTTGGACTACTTTTTTTTGAGCTTTTTATTTTGACGCGCCGCCACCTACAGTTATCCACTGTTTTTGTGGATAACTTGCCTGTTTTTCCCTACCTGCATATTTTTAGTTAGTTGTCACTGATGCCACCAGACCGCGCCAAATAAGAACATTACTGTGGATATAAATAATCGTGCCAACATTTTTGTTTATCACTTGTGAATTTTGTTAACGGTCACTTTATGCACAAAAAATATGTAACAACCGAAAGTGGTAAAATGGCGCATATTTTACCCATTAGCGAAAGGTGTTTTTTATCCGTGAAATAAAATCTTGCATCGAAAAACCGCGCAGCGCCTGTAATGTGCGATAACACCACTCCAGTCAATAGCAACTCGCTAATACACAAAACAGAAAACTGTCAATATGTTAAATCCAGTGGTTAGACCAGTTTTGCTAATTTCTCTGAAATAAAATCTTGCATATTTTTGACAAGAAATTGAATTTTATAATCATTTTACCGTTACGTTTCTTTCAAATAATTACACATTCCCCTTTTTAGCCTGGTTGTTAACCGTTTCCCGACATTCCTTTCCCTTGTCAAACCTTATATATCCGTTTTTTTCATCTGCGCAATCCGTTGATATATATTGCGAATTTCGACCCAAAAAAGTTTTATTTTTTGACCCTCGAAAATTACAAGGTTTTGCATACAAAATATAATCAATTTCCGCTCGCGAAATGAGCAATTTTTATATCTAGTTGTTTTTACTGAATTAAATATATTTTGCGTGTTTTTGTATTGTTGTTGATATTTATCAACCCGATATTTCCTAATGTGTGCATCTTTTCAATGTATCCACATCACATAATATTAACTTCTATATTCACATTTTTAACGTTTAATTGTTGCGTTTTTGTTTGTGAGGATTTAACTATAATTTCACATTGTCGGCGGGCTGGCTGGTGGACGGGGGCACAAAAAAGCCCGGCATAAGCCAGGCTGTTTTCGGTATGTGGGTTTCTCTATGCCGCTTTGGCGGCTTCTAAATATGAATCGATGGAATTCTCTAAAACCTTCCTCATCGCTGCGTATGGTGGATGCTGTAAATAAACTGCCGGAACATCTTTAACGGCGTGATTCAATATTAATTCCGTCGCAAGATAATCGCCGCCATTTACCGCCGCCATTGTCCTAAATATTTTTCGCAGGTCATGACCGCGCCATTTATTACCACTGCGGGTAACGCTTGTATAAAACGTATTATATTTAATCTCCTTTTCCCCGATTTCTTTTAGCCAGCCTCTTACAGTCTCAATATATTTAGGCGGCAGCGGCAAAAATAAGTCTGCATGCGTCTTTGTTTCCCGCCCCGGAATAAATAGCGCATATCCAGATTCACTATTTATGATTGATGCCTCAGACAGTGAAAGCGCCTCTGACGCTCTCAGACCAAAGCAAATCATCATCTTTGCTGCCGCGCTATGCTGGCGCGGCATCGCCTCTATTTGCCCCACTACATCCCTGTATTCATCGATGCTCACGCGCGCTGTTTTGCTCATTGCCCGGTGTCGCTTGATGCGCTTATTGATATGCCTGGCGGCTTCACGCAGTGCGGCCATAATGCGCCCAAGGGAACCCGGCGACGCGCTTTTCATCTTGATATCGGCGTGAATTACCCATCCAAGCAACGCGGCGGCGCAGTCAAAGCGCTGGCGCATCGTGGACGGCTTTAGCCCTTCATCAATGCGGCGCTCTGCGTGGCGGATCCATGTATCACCCACGCTGGCCGCGCGAATACCCAAATCAAAAACCGGCGTCAGCATTTTTACCGCGTGGCGCTGGTTCGTCGCCGACTTGTCCCGCAAATCCAGCGAATGCGCCCGCCGTTCGACCATTTCCAGTAGCTCCCGTACCATCATCCCCGCTTTTTCTCCCACCTTGTAACCAGCTCACCCACCACCAGCGCCAGAACGGCCAAAGATGCCATTTCCGCGAACTGCTCCCAATTATCCCTTAACACGCTTAAATCTTCTTCATCGGTAACGAGCACTAAATACATCAATAGCATGTAGATAACCTGCCACAGTGCGACAAATGCGCCCAAAAGGCGCATTAAATTACGGTCGATAAAGTCAGAAAATCCCTTTTCTTTCATTTTGATATCCATTTCAATTCATTAAACAAAAAGTGTTTTAAGCGTGTAGTCCCATTGTTCCAAGACACCAATTAATTTCTCAATGCCATTTGATTGCGCTATTTCTTTCAGGAGATCGATAACGTTTTCATCTTCTAACCCATTATGGAAACTCGTTGGCAGTATGTTTTGTGTCATGTATTCCTTAACAGCATCTTTTGCTAGTATGTGGCTTGGGGCGCTGAATAGGTGCAATTCCATTTCATGCACGTCATAAAGTGCATAAGCGATCCGTGTCATTATTTATCACCCTGCTCAGGCTCAGCCGTGGCTGCGGGCGCTGGTGGCGCGGCAAAATAATATGCCTCTCCTCCCTGCGGCGTTGCTATAGTGCCTTGCAGCATGGCGGCGCGGCAGCGTTCCCACACATACCGGTTGCTTTCCTTCCACGCGTAATTGTCATCTTCACTGGCTGAAGGAGATTTATCAAACGAACAATCAGCTGCAAACCATGCTTCAAAAAGTTCGCGCGACGCATCTTCGTCAGGCACAGCCACCGTCGCTGGTGGTGCGGTGTGAAGGTAATAAACGTCATCAGGCAATTTATGCGCCGCAGACGAATAAACCAGCGCGAACTTATTACCGTCAGGGCGTCCGCTTTGCACATCCAGAATAGCGACCGGCTTGCTGTCCATTCCCGCCAGCGCCATCTTAAAGGCTTCCAGTGTTTTTGCTGCGTCTGTATCGATGCCAAAAGGAATCTCATCGCGTATGGATTCGATTTCTTTGATGGAGTTTATCAGCCATTCACGGCTTAATCCCTGGCTCATTCAATGCCCTCCCACGGATAACTATAATCACCACCAGCAAATACCATGTTGATACGGTATGGCACTTGCTGTGCGATTTCTGGATGCATGTCGGCGAACTTCACGCAATGTAACTTACGCAACCATGCATAGGCTTCCGCCGCTTTTCCGTAGAGTGTTAGCCCGGCCAGATCGATAATGTCATCAATCGGGCAGATGCTTATTTGCGAGCGTGCGCCAGTCATGCTGTCATGCATTTTTTTGACGGCTGTTTTAAAGAGCGTTTCCAGCATTGGATCTGATAAATCGACATGGGGAAACACGATAACGTCAAACAGCCCTGTGCTTTTACCGTGCATCTTAATAACTACCGCATTCCATGATTGCGCACTGATGCCGAAAAACTCTTTTACTTTGCGGATAGTTTTCATCACGGCGTCACCTCTGCTTTTTCCTCTGGCGCCGCTGAAATAGGGAAAACCGACAAAATAACCAGTGTGTTTGCTTCAATTCCGTTGATGTTGGCAATTTTCCCGGAAATTAATTGCATATCACCTACTCGCCACGGGCTATCAAATACAACCTCTGCTGAACCATATTTATTTGCTGGTGCGCACCACGACACTAAATACCAGTATGTTTCTGGTGCTGGTGGAAGTATGGATTCTGATACGTCTTTGATTTGTTGCGGCGTGTTTTTATAGTGATATTTTTTCACATGCCCCGCATTCCAGATTGCGGCGCTCTCGCTCCATGCACCACAACATTTACATTGTGGGAATGCGATCCCGTTTGGCGAAATAATCCCTTGCATATTGCATTTTCCTCCGCAAGTAGGGCATGGAAATTGCCCGTTTTCATCACGCTCTTTCTTATTTTGTTCTTTCATTGCATTTTCCATAGTTTTTTCCTTCGTTAAAAAAATAAGTATAAAATTACCCATGTAAGGCAGATGTAAATTAATAACTTTGGCGGTAATCCATTATTCATCATCACCTCATTAAGCATGCTTGGAGCAGTACCCCATAAAATCATCGTCATCGCTGGTGCTATTGCCTTGTGATGCCTCCACATTCTGCCAAGTTTTGTGCCATTCGTTGCCGTCCCGTGCGCCTCCTGATGCAGGTTTACGCGCCTTTCCTTTCCGCTTACCTTTGCCGCGTGATTCCTGATATTCCTTTAATGCTGCGTGTTGCTCTGCTAAATCAGCCATTAAAATAGCTACCTTGTTGGTTGGATATTCACCTTGATTGCGTAAACTAATTCCGGCTTATCGCCAAAGTGTTTATGCGTAATCGTCTTTATTTCATACCCCTTATAGTTCATTACTAAACGGCGGCTATCGTCGTCTTTTTTCGGATAGCCACGCGTGATAATCAGGCGTTCGTATTTGCGGCCAACCAAACGTTTTGACCAGTACGCATTAACAAGGCGATACTCTTCCAGTTTTTCCCCGCACTGCATTTGGTCAAAATATTCGCCATTAACTGCTAAAAATAGGTCAGCCATTACCAATCGCCGCCATGTACTCTCAATTTTGTTGCCAGCGATGCTACAAGTTCTGTATTTGGTGTTTCACCTTTTCCGCTATGCGTTTCACCCAAAACAAGCGCAAATCCATCTCCGCCAGACGTGTAGAAACGCGCATCCGGGAAATGCTCCCGCACCTCATTGAGCAATTTAGCCATGCTATTAGAAAGTCTGTGGAAACGTGCTGAGGCATGAGGCATCGCATAAAAAAGCAATGTGCTGGCGGTTTCATCTTCTTCCGCAATAGTTTTCTTTAACTCTTCCGTATTCACTATTCACCCCCTCTCAAACAATCCGCCACGCTAATTAGCCCGTTATCCTGCAAATATTTTGTTACCCGGTCGCATAATTCCGGCTTTGCTCCGGCGCGCTTTAATCCACTAACGAGCAATTTAATAAGCATTACCAAATTTCTTTGGTTCGCCATCAATTTCACTTCCTGTGCCTCATTCTCTTTGAGGCGCTGGCGTAACCACTGAATCACCTCTTTATCTTCTTCTCTGGCGGCGTTTTCTTTCAGGATTTCTTTGATTGAACCCTCTGTGTAAAGCTTCACCATAGGCAAGCGCGGCTCTGTTAACTGTGCTTCTCCGTGTTTGATGTGATGCCAGCGATTGCCAACGTGCTCAAACATGAATTTTCCGGCTGGTTTTATTTTTTTCATTGGATACTCACTAATTAATTTTCTGTTGTGCTGCTGGATTAATCCAAAGGAACTATTCCAGATTGATGTCAGCGACTTTCGCGTAAACTAAAACGCCATCATCAGGACGTTTCCGGCGAACAGGGACGCAAGGTCGCGGCCAGAGCGCAATGAAGCGCACATCGCCATTATCAAGACTCTCAAACTTGCTTTGGCTCATAACTCCCACCGGCATAAATTTGCAGGATGCTGCGGCTTCCAGCTCAGCAATCCGCTTCTTGTCGGCGTCACGCTCTGCCAGCAATGCAAGAATGTTTTCTGGTGTAGCAATACTTATAAAATCAAATCCCTCAGCAAGGGCAAGCGCGCCACGCTGCTGTTCGCGTTTTAATTTATCCGCCGCCTCTTTCAACTTCAGCGCTATCTCGTCGTTGTTAGTCATGCTGCATACTCCTCTTCCTTGTTATTTATTTCGCAGCATGGAGAATGCTGCCGCTGCCACTCGCGGAACCTGACCATTTCCAATGGCTTTAAATCTGTCCACCCGATAGGCCATCCCATCATCCATTCCTGGTTCGTTGGGGTAGGTCGACCAAACGCCGTGGTAAAATTCTTCGCACTGTTCCACTTTTGCATGGATGCTGCTGAGTAATTCGCCTTGGTAGTTGGTGTATGCAAGTAACCAAAATCTTTCCCGAATGTGGTCAGCACCCAGGTCTTTCGCTGACAAATTGATGGCGCTGACTGAATAACCAATTTTGATGAGATCTTCAGCGGCCTGTTTGATTGCGATTTTTGATACGTTTTCAGCAAAGACAAAATTCGGCTCAATTTCCCAGATGATCCTGAGCATTTCAGGCCACATGTCTCTTGCTGTGATCCTTCCTCTTGACGCCCTGCTAAATGCTTGACATGGAAACCCACCAGAAACGACATCAACAATTCCTCGCCATGGCTTTCCGTCAAAACTGCACACGTCAGACCAAATCGGGAAAGGTCTGAGAATTCCATCATTTTGTCGTTGCGCCAGAACTTGTGCGGCGTAGGCATCACGCTCAACTGCGCACACGGTTCGCCATCCGAGAAGGTTCCCGGCGAGTATTCCTCCACCAGCGCCCGCGAAAAGAGCCAGCTCATTCATTCTCTCCTTCTCCTGCGTTGCCTTTCACCGCCCCTAAATTCATGTTTACGCCAGCTACTGCGCATGCCTCGCGAAGTGAATCAATGACCTGCTTTAAACGAACTACCGTTATGTTTTCAGCCGCTGTGACGTGGTAGAAATGCGCTGGCATCTTCACGTTAATAGTTCGCGCCTCAAGCTCTGCAATGCGCTCCTGTAATGCCTTATGCTCTGCCAGCAACTCTTTAATTGACCCTTCGGTGTACAGCTTTACCAGCTGTAAACGCTGCGCTGTTAACTGTGCTTCGCCGTGCTTGATGTGATGCCAGCGATTGCCGACGCGCTCATGCATGAATTTTCCGGCTGGTTTGATTTGTTTCATGCCTTAATCCCCCTTCCACGCGCTAAATTCAGCTTATCGATGGCTTTTTGTAATTCGTCCCGGTCTTCCTGTGTCAGCTTGGAAAAATCAGCACCTTTGAACATGCTTTCAATGCTTCTGGCCACTTCATCCATCACGACCTGAAAGCACATGATTTTTAACCAGCGTGGCGCGTGACGGCTCAACCCGATAGCACTCACAATCCTGACTTTTAATTTCATTCACACTTCCTCAATCGTGATTGGCCACCGCAAGAGCAACGAGCGCTATGCATGAATAAAGTGCCGCAAGGCATCCTGTCGAAAAGCTCCCCCATGTGAACCCGCCAGCAAAGAAAATCAGCGCAAAAGCCGCCGTCAATAACGAAAAAAATTTGAAGAAATTGATGTTTTTTTTGTGAATCATTTTCACGTTACCCCCTCACCGCTAATGCCAGGCGGATCGCTTTCGCTATACGTGCATAAAGCGCTTTATCCGCGTAATCCTGTTCTGCCGCCCATTCGAAAATTACGGCTGCAAACTTCATGTTGCTGATTGCCGTTGATTTGGCGCTTTCGCTTGCACGGGCGTATAAAGCCGCCCATATGCCCGGAATAACAACTTGCCGATGCGTAACCGCTAATGCGCTCGTAACGCCCCTGATTGCTGCTCTGTGACGCTTTGCTGTGTCTTTGCTTACCCCTTCCCGCTCTGCGCGGTCTGCCACCAGCTGGAGCGCTACATCAATCGTGCTGGCGTCTAATTTGCGCTCATTGCGCCGCGTTTTGATTTTTGTCATGCCGTACCGCCCAGGCTGTTGTATTTCCGTTCACCCTGATTTCGTCCAGGACTCCACGCGCAGCCATGTTTTTCAGCTTCGCGCGCACGTCATAAATCGTGTATATGTGCGACTGGTCAGCCATGCTTAGCCCTTCGCGAACCAGCGTTGTGTAAAGCTGACAGCAAGCCGTATCAGGCATAATCCAGCGCTCAAAGACGGCCAAAACTGCTTTATCGGTGATAATGAATCGACTCACTTTGCCTCTTCCCCGGTCGCGATTGGCCTGATGGTTTCCAGCAACAAACAACGGTTTGTCAGAATCCCGCCCCATCGCCGCCCGGTGCGCTTGTCGTATGCCTCGCGACGGCTAACCACCCATGACGTGGCGGTTTCATGCACTTTTTTTCGCTTGCGCCCCTTCGTTGTAATCACAACTGCTGTGTGCGTTTTTTCGGTTTTCATCTCGGAATCCTCGCAATCCTCAATCTGCTGAAATGACTGGATATGACCCGCGCCTCTGGTGAAATTTCCCCGGCATCCTCCATCAACTCCAGTCGCTCAATTTCGCTGGCGATAACATCGCTGCATGTTTTGCCGTCCAGCTGCTGGTGTGCTGTCTCCGGCTCCCGGTGAGTGACAAAGCGCGAAAAAGATTCATGACTCACGAACGAGCAACCGCAATCAGGATCACGGCAATCGTAATAACGCTCTTTGAGCGTGTCGGTTATGTTTCGTGAACGTCTTGAAGTCGCCTCTTTGCCGCAATCCGGGCATTTCATTGTCATTTTTTTATTTCCTTCAAATATTTTTCACAGGTCATTAATTCCCAATCTGAACCACCGTTTTTGGAAATTAACCGCCAGTGCAAATTAACCCTCAGCATCAAGTAACCGTGCTGGTGTGTCTTGCCTGGGTGAATTTCTTTGCGCCTGAATTTCGCTAAAACCTTTATCGCTTGCTGGTGGACGCGCTCAGGCGTCTTAATTGCTGTTAGTGCCATCCTTAGCCACTCCGTTAGTTAACTTTCTTTGGTGATTTACGACGCGGTGAAACCTCTATTTCATCGCAGACAGGAAACACTATTCCCATATGTAACGCGGCGGCGGTGTTTAACACAGTGCGCATGCTTGGCATTGATTCCAGCCCTTCCACACGGCGTAGCGTTGAACGATTTATAGAGATAAAATCAGAAAAAGTGTCTTTGTTTAGTTTCAACTCGCGTCGCAATTCCCCACTAATAATTAAATCTGCAAGCTGACCAACGGAATAACGTCTTTTTTCGCTAATAACGCGCTTAATTTCATCATTCATTGTGTAGCCCCTAGCTAATGCTCAAAACGTAATCACTTTCGCCAACTTTAATTGCATGTAATGCCGTTCGCGCCGCATGCCATTTGTTATCGCCGCTACCGCTACGCAAAAGTAATCGTATTGTTTGACCCCTGTTAATTAATCTCTCTATAGCACCAGCGCCAATAACGTCATTTTTTGTATTAATTAAAATGGCTCGCTGTTTTCCTTCGCAAATTGCGATCTTTTCAGATCCAGTTAAATATTTAGTAATAATAACTTCATTAACCTTTGCTGGATTCAACATGAGATTTTCAAAAGAGTTTTTATTTTCAACCCGGTGAGCGTGTTTATAAACTACCTCACCACCCAGCGCGCCTACGTTCATAAGCCACACAACATCTTTAACCGGGTAATATTTCCCACTAACAATCACATGCTCTGTGCCGTTAATTTTATGGGTTGCTATCCTTTGCCCTTCCTTGCTGCTACCGCGACGCGATTTGCGCCACAACTGACCGTCTTTATAAACAAAAAGCGTGTGGCACTTGTGATACAACCACGCGTCAGCGTCATCGCTTCCGCTGTCTGCCACGATATCAGCGAACGGCTTAACGTCCCCCGTGGAAATGGCTGTGATGGCCGCTCTCAGCGCTTCCGTTAGCTTAATGCCGCTCGCCTCACTGCGCTGCTGTGCCATCTTGTGAATCTCCGGGTCAGACCTGAACTGAACAACCACGCTTTTATTCATTTTTCATCCCTATATATTCTGGTGCTATCCATACGCCCGTTTTTCTCAAATGATGGAATGCATTAGCATCCCGCATGCAATTGATATCTCTGGCGTCAAATCTTGTCGGCCTTATTTCTTCAACAATTTCTTTTTTAATTTCTTTTGGCTCAGCGCGTAAAGCTCGCGTTTCTGCCGATTTTCTGAAAAATTGTTTGCTTACAGATTTAAGCAAATATAAAACCACGTTCCCGCGCTGGTTCTTTTCAATTTCAACGTGTGGGGATCGAAACATGCTAGCCACACGTCGCGAAATATTCTTTGATTCCTGATTAATGAATTTATCATTAACCTCTTTTGTTATTTCCTTTACCGTCATTTGCCTACCCATCATTATTTTTGCTAAATCTCTTGCCGTTACATGTCGTGGATTTTCTCTGTATACGATAATCAACGACTCTCTAAAATATTCTTTTGGCTTCCCTTTGTGCTTCCTTGCTCCTTCCCTCGCCAGCTCCCACGCCTTGCGAAAAATTGCAGAAAAATTACGCAT